CCAAACAATTCTGAATTATGTTAACGCCGCACCGGACAGATATACAATATACGCCGACGCGTATGGATTCATTCATGTTGCGAAGTTGCCGGACATAGATGACACGAACCTAACTCCGTATGTTGCCGGACGACTGCCGAGAACTTCCACACCACAGGATTACTACCCGACCGAGATAAGTCGAGATAAGAACGATGACGATTTCTTTAACCAAGTCACAGTTGCTAATGATGAACTAAACTTCAGTGCGACTGAAACTCTCAACTCAACTGAGCGACCTGTTGAACGATACATCGTGGATAATAACATCACAACAAAGGAGCAAGCGAAAACAATCGCAAGGCAGATTTTGATTAAGCAAGGAACTAAGGATGCGCGTTGGACGGTGGAAGGATTACCAGAAAGATTTGATTTCAGACCAGGCGACATAATCGAGTTCGCTTCTGTTCAAGGTGGACTTGCCGGACGAAAGCAAATAATGTCAGTCGGTTGGAACTACACACCTACTGATTCGTCTATGACTATGGTAGTTGGAAGAGAGCCAGCAGACATAGCAACCTTCGTCAGATTAGCCGCTACAAAGTCGCTTTAATGATGGGTGCTTTTTTTGCATTAAGTAATATAGTTGCACCACTGTATATAGTCAGACCATCATACGCTGAGGAAAAGCGGTCATCATTAGCCCCTACGGGGCTACGGAAAAGAATACAATTCCAATACCCCTTACAAGGACACACACACAAGAGTTGTATGTGTATCACAAGGTATGGTTTGTAATCATCATTAAATCTGTATAACCTAAAACTTATATAGGCATACCCACACCGACAAACATGGAAACCACCACCACGACAAGAACAGTGCAAGAAATCATCACGGACATTTATGCCCTACCGGACACGAATAACATAACCATACCCGACTCGTATGGTATGCCTCAAAGAGCGTCCTACTATCATATCCGCGTAATGAACGACACAGTTAGGCCAATGACAGGCGTTGGAATCCCACGCGACGCAATCGAGAGACAATTCGACTACCGTCAAGTGAACGCTGGCCGAGCGCGCTACCCACGCACATACTACATCGGACGAATCCGTGTGCCTCACACGAGCAGTGTTGACGACTTCGACTGCACCTGCGGTTGCATGGAATTGCTTGACGAATTGAGAGTAGCCTGCGAGGCAGTCGGCTTAGACGCCGCATACGACGGCATGACAATGTGGAATGACCGTTGAGTATTACCGTTGAGTATATAGGGGTGGGGCATCCCATTCCATATTGCCGACTGGGTTTATCACATCTTCACAAGTCCTGTGCGGGTGTGTCCGGTCGGTGTGGTTTTAACAAGATAACATATTGTGATTTCCCACATTCATAGCGCACCCGCACAGGCACATATCATACTGCACTCCTTATCACGGTGTGGTGACTACCATACACTATGGGAGTGGTGAGACTCAACATTCCGAGCAAGGCAAAGTTGCCGGATAAGTGGGATGAGATTCGAGAAGACTTCCCCATGCCTTCACCCCGAAAGTATCAGTCAGAAGTCCTATCCGTAATCTATCACGCTCTCGGCAAAGACGACTTCGATAACATCGTCGTTCAAGCCCCGACAGGTATTGGTAAATCCGCCATAGCAATGACAATCCAAAACCAATTCCAATCAGCATACTTGCTCACGCCATCGTTAGGACTGGCGAATCAATACATGAGCGACTATGGTCATGTAATGAAAGAAGTAAGGGGGAGAGCAAACTTCCCATGTTGGATAAAGAGTGGAACTGCCGACGGCGCGCCGTGTTGGACGAAGCGTGGTGGTGCTTGCCCTCATTCAAAGGAGTTTGACCCCTGCCCGTATTACGAACAGAAGTTTGACGCCGCCAACGCGCGCTTGACTCTCTCTAACCCCGCGTATCTATTCCGAGTCATACAGGGCGACCAACGATTCGAGAGGCGAGACTTCGCAATCATTGACGAAGCACATCAGATGGAAGACTTCTTGCTCGACCTTCTCGGAACTCGTATAACCGAAGCCGACTGGAAAAGGGTTCACGGTCCAAAGTGGAACTTCCCTATGCACTATCACCCCGCAGACTGGGTGGATGATATTCGAGACTTTGGTAAATCAGCCGAAGCCCATCTCAAGCGCGCTGAGGATGAAGACAACGACACCGCAATGAAGACTTATCGTGGCCTGGTCGAAAAGGCGGCGACAGTTATGACACTCCTTCAAGAACCGGAGAATGTAATCGTCAAACTTGACAAGAATAAGTTTGGTCGGTTCATCGACTTCAACCCTGTTCGTGTGCGTAAATATGCAGATGAGATGCTCGATACCGTCTCACGGAAGCGCATATTCCTCTCGGCAACAATTCTCGACATTGACACCTTCCTTCATTCTCTCGGCCTCGAAGACCAAAAGACACTGTATGTCAATGTGACCGAAACTCCGTTCCCGAAAGATTGCTTCAACATTCACTACTGTCCGGTCGGTTCAATGTCATACTCCCGCCGTGAGAAAACCATTCCAAAACAAGTCAAAGCGATTCAAGGAATCATGGAGAGATTTCCGAACAAGCGTGGAGTCATACTACCTCACTCTCATTACATACGCGAGTCCTTAGTAAAAGGACTAACCGAACTGGGCTTCGAGGACCGAATCGTGACTCATGGTTCAGATGTCAAAGGACGAGAAGCCGCGCTCGACTATTTCTTCAAGAGCGAGCGAGATGATTTGGTTCTCATCTCAACCTATGTGACTGAGGGGTTCGACTTCAAAGGCAAACTGGCCGAGTGGTTGGTTCTGTGCAAAGTGCCGTATCTTCCGATAGCCAACAATCCGACCATAGAGACACGACTCAAGGAAGACGAACACCAATGGCGGCAAAAGTATGAGGGTGGGCCGGACTGCCCTTATGAGCCGCCCACGAAGTATTCTAACGGTATGTGTGGGTCTTTTGCCTGCCCTGCCCCCTGCAAGAAGTGGTATAATCTTCAAACTGCACTCTCAGTGGTTCAAGGCGCGGGGCGCATTGTTAGACAGCCCGAAGACAAAGGACACATATTCCTCTTAGACCAGTCATGGGCGCGCTTTCAACGAATGAATGCGGGGCTTCTTCCTTCATGGTTTAGAAATAACATCAAAGAAATGCCGACATGGCTAAGGAGATATGTTGCATGAACGAACTAAACGAACGGTTCAATCCTCGCGCCCACCAATTCAAGGTTAGATACCCAACCTTCGAGGAAGATTTAGCGGAAGCGAAAATAATTTGTTGCTTCCGTAAGCATTCAACAGGCAAACCGATTTACAAAAACGAAGAGTCTCTATGGAACAGATGCAATAACGAATATCGTAAGTTGGGTTTTCTTCATCAACATAACTTAGATGAGTGGATTGACTTTTGGTATAACAAGTGGGAACAGTTCAGACAGGACCACTTCGACTGGTTGGCTAAACAAGGACCGATGAAGAACCTATACTCAACCGTGAAAGAGCGTGATGAAGCATTTGGAAAAGCACTTCGAGAAGCGTATGAGAAGTATGACCCCGACTGGTATGAGAAGTTCAAGATGGATAGAGGCAAGTATGACCTCGAATGGGATTATGGAAGTGAGGAAAAATGACTCGGTGGTTGTTGAACAGAACGATACCGGACCAGGTGATGTCTCCTTCCATAGAAGATAAGGACGCGCGTATATGTGAAGTAGTTGGAACTGCCGTAATCGAGGAATGTCCGAACTGCAAAAGAGCCGGACCTATGGACGCGCTCATTTTGGGGCCAGGTGATATGTGGCCGAATTATGCAGTAGTTTGCGGTGACAAAGGATGCGGTGTTTGGTGGGCTTTGGTAGCCGCCTTCCCGCCTCAGACTCAATGGCGGTCTGATGTGGATGCTTAAGACGGTGGGGAATAGGAGAGAAGAAGCATGGTCCATGTCCGACAGTCAAACGAGAACGCTTCTCAGTATCATATCGAAGAGTTGTCACATGAAGTGACCTTGACATTTCTCAGTGCGACTAAAGGTAAAATGGAGTTCTCCATCGAAGTGGATGGAACACCACGAGGCAAAGTGAATCTCCTATCTCAGCATAGCATAAAGCGACTGGCGAAGGACTGCAAAATAACAGATGACGACTTCATGACTGATATGCTCAAAGCAGGCATGATTCTCAAGGATGG